CATCAAACGTCTTGTGATGGGAATAGCCCTGCCAGCAATTGCGGCAGGCCCAAATGCAACCCGTATTGGCGCTCTTGGCGTCACACAAGCATAAGGAGAGCGACATGGGTCAATTTAAACCGATGGTCAAAATGATGACCACTGAGCCTACAGTTGAGTTAAAACTCAAAAAAGGCGGTCACGTCAACATGAAAAAAGGTGGCAAAGCGGAAGCTGGTCACAAGAAGATGGCTATGGGTGGTGGTGCTATGGACATGATGTCTGGCACACCTGCTCTTGTTGGTCGTCCCGCTGTCAACGCTCCTGTTCGCTCCCCCATGAAGCCCTCTATGGCATCACGTCGCAAGGCGATGATGGCTAAGAAGCCTGCTATGGCTATGCCTCCAATGAAAGAAGGTGGCGAGTCTAAGAAGACGCACATGGCTGAGATGTCAAAGATGAAGGGTCTTGAAAAAGAACTGAAGTCTCACGAGTCCAAGCCTGCCAGCAAGGGTCATAAAGGTCTGAAGACTGGTGGTGTTGCTCTTGGCAATGCTGGTGGCTTCAAAAAAGGTGGCATGGCTACTGGTGGCGTAAAAATGGGTAATGCTGGCGGTTTCAAAGACGGCGGTATGTCTATGGTTGAGAAGGATGGGAAAATGGTTCCTGACTTCGCGGCTGATGGCAAGGGCAAGATGAAAAAGGGCGGCATGATGGGTGGCGGTGGGATGCACATGATGCCTAACGGTAGCATGATGAAGAACTCTGCCATGAAAATGGGCGGGATGGCTACTGGTGGTGTCAAGATGGGCAATGCTGGTGGTTATAAGCATGGGGGTAAATCCTCAAAAAAAGCCTTCGCGACGGGGGGAACTGTTGATTCAGGCAAGCCCGTCGCAATGCCCCAAGGCGCTAAAAAGCCATCGTCTCCTGTAAGCATCAACCGTTATGCTGGCACTTTTAAAAAGGGCGGCAAGGTCACCCCTGCTGAAGGTAACTTGATGAAGGCATTCGGGGCTGAGAACAAGACTGCTATGAAGCAGGCAAAGGCTCAGTCCAATGATGTCTATAGCAAGTACCAGAAGATGCAGAGCGGTGGTTCTCCAACTCCAGATGAGCGTTTCTTTGACAAAAACAAAGTAGACCCAAAATCTGCAAGCGACAAAGCAAGTCGTGAATTGGAGGAGGCGATGAACCCTTTGAGCATGATGAAGGAACTTTACGGCAAAGCGCGTAATGCGGTTCGCGGCGAAGGCCCTGTAAATGACGCCGAGCGAAACGCGATGCAACGCCTTATGGAAGATGCAAAGAAAGACCCTTCTGGTTCTGTCAGTCTTCGTCCATTAGAAGATGCGCGTCGCAGAATGGGTCGTGGGCAAGGCGCTATTACAGAAACCGAAAGGTCTGTGACAGTATCCCCAGCAGGAAAAAGACGCGGCGGACGCGCTTGTTGAAAACGAGTGGGGGCTTCGGCCCCTGCTTTTTATTAAGGGAACAAAATGGCTAACACAGTAGCGACGCAAACTATTTTTGATGGTGAGCGCACAGCAATACAAAAATTTGATTTTTTGTGCGATGGCTCTGGCAATGAATCTGCGGTATTAAAAGTAGATGTGTCTACTCTTTTGTCAAGTGCTTCTGGCAAAGCGTGTGATGGCGTCACAATTCTAAAAATTTACGCATCAACGCATGGTTTGCAAGTAGAAATTTTGTGGGATGCAACAACTGATTTGTTTTGTATTGGTGTTCCACAAAATACATTTTACAACATGGATTTTTCATTGTTTGGTGGACTTCCAAACAACGCGGGTGCTGGCAAAACTGGCGATATAAGATTTACAACAACGGACGCCGCCGCAGGAGATTTTTATTCAATCACACTTGATATGATTAAATCCTATGCCGACTAAATCTTCTTCTCAGCATCGTTTAATGTTGGCAGTTGCAAACAACCCTAAGTTTGCTAAAAAGGCTGGCATTCCTCAAAAGGTTGGCAAGGAATTTGTTAAGGAAGATGCAAAGATGGCGGGTGGTGGTTTGTATGCAAACATTGCCGCCAAGAAGCAACGCATAGCCGCTGGCTCTGGTGAAAAAATGCGCAGTGCTGGCAGCAAGGGTGCTCCCAAGTCTAGCGATTTTGCCAGCGCGGCCAAGACAGCTTCTTACAAAGAGGGGTCCACAGTCAATGCGGCGGGTAATTACACCAAGCCAGAATTGCGCAAGCGTATTTTTAATGATGTAAAGTCAGAAGCTACTGCTGGCACGGGTGCTGGGCAATGGTCAGCCCGTAAAGCACAAGTTGTAGCCAAGCGGTATAAAGCCGCTGGCGGCGGGTATCGTGATTAAAGCGCCACAGAAATCCCTGAAGTCTTGGGGCGACCAAAAATGGAGAACCAAAAGTGGTAAAAAATCTTCTGACACTGGTGAAAGATACCTTCCAGAATCTGCTATCAAAAGCCTCAGCCCTGCTGAATACGCTGCGACGACCAAAGCAAAAAGAGCAGGCAAGGCCGCAGGAAAACAATTCGTAGCGCAACCCAAAAAGATTGCGCAAAAAACGGCTAAATACAGGTTTTAATCATGGCAAAAAAAACACCCTCTCTTGCTATTGGTCGCGGTGAAAAGTTGCCTGTTTCTAAGGGGGCGGGTCTGACTGCCAAGGGTCGCGCCAAGTACAACGCAGCAACTGGCAGCAACCTCAAGGCTCCACAGCCCCAAGGCGGCGCTCGTAAGGACTCATTTTGCGCCAGAATGAGCGGTATGCCGGGGCCAATGAAAGACGAAAAAGGCAAGCCGACCCGCAAGGCAGCATCACTAGCTAGATGGAAGTGCTGATATGGCGTACTCTGAAACTTACGGACAAACGGTCAACGTCCAGACGCTGATTGACCACGGCGCTCGTCGGTGCGGAAAACTTGCTGAAGAACTGACTGTTGAGCAAGTGGTCTCTGCTCGTCAATCGCTTGGATTCTTACTCTCCAGCCTCATCAACCGTGGCATCCAGTATTGGTGCATCAGCAAAGAGGTCATTGGCCTGACCCCCAACAAGTACCAATACACCCTGCCAGATGGGGCTGTAGACACGCTGAACGTGCTGTATCGCACACTGAACCGTCCTGACGGGGCGTACACCTCCTCTGCTGGTGGAACGGTTGCAAACCTCTACGATGGAGACATCGACACCTTCACCCAGCAAGCCTCGGCAAACGGAAGTTTCACGGTCAACTACGGCACGACAAACCCCATCTATGCAGGCTCTATCGGGTTTTTGCCCTACATCTCTGGTGGTGGTTCAGCAACGTGGAATATTTTGCTCCAATACTCGACTGATGGAACAACTTTTAGCACCTTGCAAAACCTTGGGGCAACCCCTGTTACGGATAACACATGGGTGTGGACGGATATTGACCCCGGCCAAAGCGTTGCCTTCTACCGCATTGTTATTTCTGGTGGCGCTACTCTTGCTCTGCGTGAGTGGTACATCGGCAACAACAGCACCGAAGTGATGATGTCTCGCCTGAACCGAGACGACTACACCAACCTGCCCAACAAGAACTTCACGGCAAATCAACCCTTTCAGTTTTGGTTTAATCGCACAATTCCCAATCCAGAGATTTACTTGTGGCCCACCCCCAGCAATGCATTCGTGCAGATGACTGTGTGGTATTCCACGCAAGTCATGGATGTGGGCGCTTTGACCAACGAACTACAGATTCCTCAACGCTGGTACGAGGCTGTTGTCTTCATGCTGGCTCACCGCATGAGCCTCGAACTCCCGCAAGTTGCAATGGACAGGGTTGGCTACCTAGAGAAGATGGCTGTGAAGTACCTGTACGAAGCAGAGCAGGAGGAGCGTGACAAGTCACCGATTTACTTCGCCCCGAATATTTCAGTTTACACAAGGTAATTGATGCCAGTCTTCATTGACACAGAAGGGTTGACTTCACTTGCCATCGCGGTATGCGATAGGTGCAAGATGAAGCGTGCCTATGTGGACTTGAGACCCGACGGCAACTCTCCCGGCCTGCGTGTGTGTGGTCAAGGATGCTGGGACACTCTTGACCCCTATCGATTGGCGGCACGCAAAACTGAAAGGATTAACCTTCGGTTTGCACGCCCTGATGTGAGCGTTGCGGCAAACGACAATTTCCTTATGACTGGTGGAACAAGCCAGTTCCAGATTTCAACGCAAGGGAACACCCAGACGCCGACAAACACGGGCAACGAAGACACAATTGCGCCGAATCCGCCCGACAATACGAGTACATAAATGTCTGCACAAGTCACCATACTCCAACTACCCGCTGCTGGTGCTATCACAGGCACTGAGGCGGTTCCTATTGTCCAAAATGGGGTGACAGTCCAAACCACGACTGCGGCGCTTGCTGGCTCACCCGTTCAGACCTATTCCTACCTGACGGTCTCACAAACACCCCAACTGACAAACAGTCGGTATGTGGGCGCAACCAACGGCTTGGCCGTGACCGACGGCGGTGCGCAGGGACTCTTCAATATCAGCACCACAGGCGCTTTGTCGTCCTTGGTGGCATCTGGCACTGGCATACAGGTTAAAACGTCTTCTACGGCCATTACAGGCCGTTCTTTGGCCTTTTCCGGGGCTGGCTTGTCAGTCACCAACGGTTCTGGCGTATCTGGTGACCCTACCGTCGCTTTAAGCGGTCAGGCTCTAAATTTTGCAAATGCCAGTTTCAACGGATTGGTTGTGCTTTCAACTGGTGGCGCTATAACTTCTGCAACCATCACAGGAACCGCAAGTCAAATTGACGTTGCAAACGGAACCGGGATAGGTGGCAATCCCACGGTGTCAATTTCAAACAACCCCGTTGTTCCCGGCACGGGCGGCATGATTCTGCCTGTTGGCACGACAGGTCAGCGCGGGTCATCAATTGACGGCAACCTGCGGTACAACACCACAACAGCCACATTTGAAGGCTACGCAAACGGCGCATGGGGTTCAATTGTCAGCGGGGCAGGTGTCAACTCCATCTCTTTTGGCTCAACTGGCCTGACTCCATCCACATCGACGACAGGCAATGTAACGGTTGCAGGAACCTTGTTGGTAGCCAACGGAGGCACAGGGGTCACCACAAGCACAGGAACGACAAATGTCGTGCTGTCCAACAGCCCTACGCTGGTAACGCCAAATCTTGGCACTCCAAGTTTTTTGGTTGGAACAAGCATCACGGGAACTGCGCCGGGACTGACTGCCGGGAACGTCACAACCAATGCCAACTTGACAGGCGATGTGACATCGGTAGGAAATGCAACTACGCTTGCCACAGTAGCAACAGCAGGCTCTACAGGGTCAAGCACAGCAATCCCTGTCATCACCATCAACGCCAAAGGCTTGACAACCAGCATCACCACAGCAGCAGTCATTGCGCCCGCAGGAACCCTGTCTGGTGCAACACTGGCATCTGGGGTTACGGCCTCATCGCTGACAAGTTTGGGAACGATTACAAGCCTTGTGGTGACCGCAGGAACTGTTGCAACAACCCCGTCAGCGGCCACAGACATTGCCAACAAGTCGTATGTCGATACTGTTGCGCAGGGCTTGGATACCAAAGCCTCCGTGGTTGCTGGAACAACGGCAAACATCACATTGTCTGGAGCGCAGACCATTGATGGCATCTCAATCGTTGCAACTGATCGTGTTTTGGTAAAGAACCAAACAGCGCCAGCAGAAAACGGGATTTATGTTGCGTCGGCCACAGCATGGGCAAGAGCGGCTGACATGAGTACATGGGCGCAAGTCCCCGGCGCTTATGTCTTTATTGAAACAGGAACGATTCTTGCCGACACAGGTTGGGTCTGCACAAGTGACGCAGGCGGCACAATCAATGTCACCGCCATGACTTGGGCGCAGTTCTCAGGCGCTGGCTCTGGCGTGAGTTCAATCACCTTTGGCACAACAGGGCTGACACCCGCAACCACGACAACTGGCGCGGTGACGGTTGCAGGCACTTTGGCTATTGCCAACGGCGGAACCAACTCAACGGCTACGGCAACGGCGGGTGGCTCTGCATACGGCACTGGAACTGCATTTGCGTTTACTGCGGCAGGGACAGCAGGGCAGGTATTAACATCGACAGGAGCCAGCGCACCAGTGTTTTCTGGCATTTCGGGCGGAACATTTTAAGGAACTCTCATGGCACAAAGCGGCTACACCCCAATCTCCCTCTACTTCTCGGCAACAGGCGCTGCTGTTCCTACGGCTGGAAACCTAGTTGCTGGTGAGTTGGCACTCAATACCGCCGACGGCAAACTGTACTTCAAGAACAGTTCAGGCGTAGTCACCCTGCTGGCAGGTTCAACTTCTGGCCCTGCGGGTGGCTCGACCACTCAGGTGCAGTACAACAATGCTGGCGTACTGGCAGGGATTACAGGCGCTACAAGCAACGGCACAGCACTGACTCTTGTCGCTCCCAATTTGGGAAGCCCAACCAGCGTGGGAACCATGCCAGCCTTTACCCTTGGCGGCACAGTCTCAGGCGGCGGCAATCAAATCAACAACGTAGTGATTGGCAACTCTTCTCCGTTGGCGGGTGCGTTTACTACGGTGAGTGCGAGTAGCACCATCTCTGCTGGTGCAAACATAAGCACCATAAACGGCGCTGGGTATTTGTGGGATGCAGGGGCTGTGCAGATTTACAGCAACGGCACGTATATGCGTTTTCGCACTGGCAGCACGGATAGGCTAGAGCTTACTAATGCAGGCCTAGCAGTCACCGGGACGCTGAGTGCTACGGGTGCAGCCAGCCTTGTAACAACTACAGTTATTGGCGCGGCAGGCACGGCGGCAGGTGAAACAGCGCTTACTGTTGGTGACGCAACTAATGCTACGTTCAGAATGGCTTTTACTAACGGGCCATTAATTCAACTTGCTACAAACACTAGTGTGACGATGGCATTTGGGGCAAAAGAAAGTTCATCAGGCGCTTTTACTCAATGGGCCGCCCTCTCCTCCACCGGCCTAGCAGTCACCGGGACGCTGAGTAGCACCCTTGACGCAACCATCCAAGGCTTGACCGTGGGGCGTGGTGCTGGCGCTGTCGTTTCTAATACCGTAGTTGGTGCGGGTGCTTTAGCGACCAATTCAACTGGAGTTGCTAACAGTGCTTTGGGTAGTGGGTCACTTGCAATTACTACTGCCTCATACAACACTGCGTTAGGTTTTCAATCTGGATTTAAAAATACCTCAGGAACTCGTAATACATTTTTAGGGGTTTATACAGGTTTTGAAGTTAGCACAGGGCAAAGCAACACCTATGTTGGATATACAAGTGGGCCAAATGGAATCGCATCAACTGGTTCTTACAACACTGCGGTGGGAGACTCCTCACTTTTTAGTAACACCTCAGCCTCAAACAACACTGCTGTGGGTTATCAGGCGTTGTATACAAATGCAACTCTTCCAGAACAAACCGCAGTTGGTTATCAGGCGGGTTTTTACTCAACAGGCGGTTACAACACCTTTATAGGTCATGGGTCAGGTAAAAACCAATCAACTGGTGACAGCAATACATACGTTGGTCGTGGCATTACGGGAAACGCCGCCGTTGGAGCATCTACAGGAAGCAACAACACGGCAATGGGCAACTTTGCGTTGTCGCGTCTTACCTCTGGCGCAAACAATGTAGCAATTGGCGCGGCATCACTTCAGGCTAACACCACAGGTACAACCAATATTGCTGTTGGCGTAAACGCCCTTTATGCAAACACAGTAGGTCTTTACAATGTTGCTGTTGGACATGAGGCTGGCTACAGCCTCGGCGCAAATGCGGCTGGTAATGGCAACACAGCAATGGGTCATCAAGCCTTATTTTATGCGCAAACAGCCTCTGCTTCTAACACAGCAGTTGGTTTTCAAGCGCTCCAAAGCACTTCGGGAAACAACTTCAATAACTCAACCGCAGTTGGTGCTGAAGCATTGAAAATAAATACCTCTGCTAGCAACACCGCCCTTGGTTACAGAGCAGGATATATAAATACATCTGGCACAAATAATGTGTTTGTTGGTATTGAAAGTGGAGTAAACAACACAACGGGTTCAGGAAATACATTTGTAGGTCGTACTTCTGGTCTTTTAAGTACGGGTTCTTATAACTGTTTTGTTGGTCAAAGCCAAAGTTCTGGGTATTCTTCAGGCTACGAAATGACCACTGGCTCAAAGAACACCATCCTTGGTGGTTTCTCAGGCAACCAAGGTAGCTTAGACATTCGCACAGCAAGCAACTACATCGTGCTGTCTGATGGGGATGGGAATCCTTATATTCAAGGTCAGTGGGCAGGCGCTCCAGTTCTTGCCCAATCTGCAATCTCAACCATCACAAGCGGGTCGGCACAAGTAATTTACACCATGTTAGGTAGTGCGGCTTCTGCTCTGGTTCTTGTCACGGGTAGAGATTCTGGTGGTAATTGGTTCAACGACATTCTTAACATCATGCAATCCAATTCTGCTCAGACAATTAGCACTCAAAATGGCGGTGGCCCCGGTAGCAGAACTTACTCTATGAATGTAACTCAACTTCTGCTAAATCCTAGCGTTACACAAGTAATTGTTAGGGTTGTAGTTATTCAAAACATAAACGCATAAGAGGCTAAAAATGGCAATTACATACACATGGGTCATTAAAAATCTTAACCAAGATAGAAGAGGGTACGCAGATACTTTGTATTTGGAACTTTCTGGAACTGACGGCAGTCGTACTGCAACAGCCAACTCAACCAGTTGCTTTGGCGCAGATGACTACAAACCACATAGTTCTTGGACGCAAGAACAAATAGACAATTTTGCAGAGAACTACAAGACTGATTTGCAAAACAACTTAATTAACCAACTTTCTTAAGAAGCCTAAATCATGACCACTTTTACAACCCGCATCACAGCGATGTACACCTTGCAACAGCCTGACCCTAACTATGTGGTCAATGCTTTGTGGGAAGTCACTGGCGTAGATGGCACTTACACTGCCTCTATCGGTGGCAACACGCAGTTCAACTCTGCTGACCAAGTGGGTGC